CGATTTTCCGCATTTTTAATTTCACCTTCCGGGTGCTGTTCGCACAGCGTTTTCTATGATTCTATTTTACCATATTTTCGCTGTTTTGTACAGCTTTTGAGAGTGTCTGTTTTGCGGAATCAGGTGAAATCCAGATATTTTATAATCTGCGAATTATTATCAGTTCCGGCATTGAAAATCAGCTTTTCGATTTCTGCAAAAGCATTCTGAATCAGGTTCAAAATATTGTCAAAACGGATAAAGTTTCTGATACTGCTGAAAATTTTCTGCACAGATGAAATCAGAGAAAGCATTCTGTTTTTGATAAAATCAGCAAGTGAATCAACAGCATTTCCGATTTTCGCTTGACTGTTCTGAATACCGTCTGCCAGTCCGTTTATGAAGTCCGGCATCCAGGATTCAAAGTCTGTCAGAGGTCCTTTGTCCGGAACAGAGAAGTGCAGATATTCGCTGATAGCGTTCGCAACACTGGCAGCAACGTTCACAACGTCCCAGTACATCCAGTTGATGCCGTTGACGAGGTTCTGCATCAGGTCACGACCCCAGCCCCATGAAGAGTTGACTTTGTCCATGATTCTGTTCTGAACTTCATTCATTGCACCATTGACAGCATTATTAGCATTCCAGTACAGATAATTGATACCATTTGTCAGATTCTGCATGAGGTCATAGCCCCAATTCCACGAGGAATTGACCTTTTCCATGACTCTGTTCTGCACTTCGTTCATCGCATTGCGGACAGTATCATGTACAGCCCACACTTTATCATTGATGCCGTTCTTCATGTTCTCCCAGATTTCAAGAACGGAATTTTTAATGGAATGATTGATATTTGCAATAGTATTTTTAGAGTCATTCCATGATGATGAAATGTTGTTTTTTATTGCATTCAGAATTTCAGAAATTGTCCTGCTGATGCTGTCCCATGTGTTTTTGTTCTCATTTTTGATGGAATTATAAGCTGCTGTGATAAATGACTGTACAGCTTCTACAATCCCCTGACTGCTTGTGATACCGTCAGCCAATCCCTGCATGAAGTCCGGCATCCAGCTCTCGAAATCTGTCAGAGGTCCTTTGTCCGGCACGGAGAAATGCAGAAATTCTCGGATAGTATCAGCTACACCTGTTACTGCATCAGCCACATTGCCGATACAGTTTCTGATGCCGTTCACGATATTATTGATGATGTCAGCACCCCACTGCCAAGCCTGCCCTGCAAGATTTTTGACGAAATCCACAGCGACATTGAAGCCGTTCACAATCGTGTCTTTGATGCCTGTAATCGTAGCGGAAATTGCTGATTTGATGCTTTCCCAGATGTTTGAAACGGTCGTTTTGATGACGTTCATCACGCTTTCAATCGTGGTCTTGATGCTGTTCCAAATCGAAGATACAGCCGTGAAAATCGCATTCAGCACGTTGGAAACCGCTGTGCTGATGCTGTTCCAGACATTTGAAACAACCGTAAAGACAGAATTCAGAATCTCTGAAATAAAGCCTGCAATCGTATTCCAGACCGCAGAAACTACATTCCAGATAGCATCCAGCACTTTGGAAATAAATCCTGAAACAGCAGTCCATACAGTTGTGATAACATTATAAATCACATCCAGAACGGCAGAAAGCATATCAGCAATGCTGTTCCATGCGGTTTCAAATGTGTTTTTGATGCTCTCCAGAATTGGTGTAATAAAGGCAACAATCGCATTCCAGATTGCAGAAATCTTCTCTGAAATCCAGTCCATAGCCCTGCCAATCAAAATTTTTACTGCTTCAAAGATAGTTTCAAAGAGGTAGGCAAATGCATCGAGCAGAGGTTTAATAGTTTCATAGACAGCAGTCCATGCATTGACAGTGGTTGTATAAATGGCGTTAAGAATTCCCGAAATTGTGGTATAAACTGTGTTGAAAACAGTTGAAATAAAATCATGAACCGCTGTAAAAACAGAAACTGCGGTATCATGAATTCCCTGCATCCAGTCTGCCAGAGATTCACCATAGCCGACAAAGAAATTCCAGATTCCGGCGAAAAATTCGCTCACTGCGGAAACAATACCGGATAAAAATTCTTTGATTGTTTCAAAGCCGGAAACCCAGCTGTCAAAGAAATTGAAAAGCGTTTCCTGAATGGACTCCCATATGCTGATAACTGCATTCCGGAAGTCTTCGTTCGTGTTCCATAGTGTGACAAGTGCCACAATCAGACCAGCAATAACGGCAATCACAGCGGCGACAGGGTTCGCTGCAATCACGCTGAATAATCCGGTAAATGCACTGGAAACTTTTGACAAAATCACCGGAATTGCCGGCAGAATGACATCTGTGAAATAATAGAAAATATTTTCCAAATCCAGAAATATCATACCTGCATTCTGGATAAGTCCAGAAATTCCAGTTATCGCTTTAAAGCTCAGGAATGCCGTCACAACACCCGTGAGAACCGGCGCAAGATTCCCGATATTCTGCAAAAATTCGCTGAATTTTTCTGCAATCTCCGGCAGTTTTTCCATGATACCGCTGATAATCTCCGGCACGGCTTCGGCAACTGTGCTGATAATATCCGGCAGTGTGCCGATAAGTGCCGAAAATAACTGAAATCCTGCATCTATGATAGCCGGAAGATTTTCCAGAATCGCCGATACAATCGCCGTGATAATATCCGGAAGGACTTCCGTAATCGCCGATATAATTTCAGGAAGATTATCCACAAGAGCCAGAAACAGCGTGATTCCTGCCTGAATCAAATCCGGAACACGGGAAAGCAGTCCGCTGACAATGCTTGTAATCAGTTCCGGCAGTACGCTCACAATGTTGCTGATGATTTCCGGAAGTGCATTCACAACCGCAGAAAACAGCGTGATTCCTGCTTCAATGATGATATCTATGCTTTGCAGAAGTCCGTCAGCGATATTCTGCACCGGCAAATTCCAGCACTTCCGCTAAAAAATCCTGCAAATCTTCTTTCTTTGCGAATTCTTTCAGCAGCTTTGCAAATTCGGAAATACGCATATTTCTGAAATCTTCCCTTGTAGTTTCCCTGCCGTTTTCCCAGACGGTACACCCTGCCAGAAATGCATAGATTTCCTCACGGGCGGAACTCATGTGCTTCATGAGTGCGCCGACAGCTTTCATAGCAAGCACAATGCCGATTTTCTTCATATCTTCCTTGTTTCGCATTGCATTGATTTCGTCTTTATCGAACACACCGATAACTGTATTCACGCCCACAGCATCCAGCACGGCGCAGAAATCAAATGCATTGTCAGCTGTCAGATTCAGGAATTTCATTTCCATTGTCATTGCTCCTCTCTGATTTTTCAGCCGGAATCACAAAATTTCCGGCTTTCTGAATTTCTGCATAACGGGCTTTTGAAATGTTCAGCATTTCGCCTTCCGGATGCAGTTTTCTTGTGTGAATATCAATAAATTCACGGATAACCTGTACTTTCATGATTAAGCCTCTGCTTTCGGATAGTAGATTTTCAGGTCGAGTTTGTCAAGCGTGTCATTGGCAAGGTCAGCCGTACTCTCAAACTTGACTGCATAGGTTGTCTGTTCGGCATTTTTCGTTTCCAGTTCAAATGCTTCTGTACAGAGAGCATTCGGCAGAATGATGATGATATTTTTTCCACCGCTGAATGTGCCGACATAGGCGACATTATCCAGATAATCTTCATCAGAAATATTTTCTTTTGTGACATATTTGTCATAGTTGTCGTCCTCGGAAGTCGCTTTCACAAGATGCAGAGCCTGTGTCAGAATTTCAGGAGTGATTTCCGTCATCTGCCCTTCGAGTGTTGCTGTTTCGCCGACTTTCTGTTTTGATACACCCATCACCAGAACCGTTGCGCCGTCAATTTCAATATCGAGCCATGTTGCTTCATAATTAAATTTCAGACCGCCGGAAGTTGCGCCCAGAACTGTACCTTCCCAGCCGGGTGTATGCCCCTCGGAAGTCTGTGCGTTATATTGCAGATTCTTGTAAATTACGCCTGCACCGAGAATCATTTTCTTGATGGTTTCAGTCGTGATGCCGTGTTTTTTCAGAGCCATAATCTATTCCCCTTTCCATTTGGAACAAAACAATTTCATGCTGATGCGGAACAAATCCATTTCGCCGGACGGAATCGCATCAGCATTCATAAAGCGGATATAAAAAGCAGAACCGCCGGAAACTTCCTGCAAATCACGGAAGATTTCAGCGATTCTGTCAGCCGTCTGCACGGCCTGTAATTTCGATTCTCTCGACCAGATGTCGATTGTTAAAGTGCCGGAAATACAGTTATCTTCAAAACGATAATCATTCGCCGAGAATGTCCCCACACAGTAAGGATATCTGACTTCTGAACTCCATTCGCCGAACTCATAGGGGATTTCATGCTGATGCATTTTTCCGGCGATAAAGCTTAATAATTCTTCCATTTTTATTCCCCCAACTCGGATTTTACGATTTCATGCATCCGGCGTTTAATCAGTTCTTTCTTTGAGTCATATGCCCTCTGCATTGGTCTGTTTGGTGTTTTGCCGTAAGTGAATACAGCGACTAATGCGCCCCGTTTCTGTGTCTGCCGGATTGCCTTGCCTTTTGTAACTTCGCCGTTCGCATAGCGATAAGCCGCCCATTGACGGTCGTATTTGCTGACATATCTCTTCACAGATTTCAGAGGAATCTTTCCTTCGCCGTTTCCGACCGGAATCCACCAGCCACCCTTTTTACCGTTGCCTTTGAGAGCATATTCACCTGTACCAAATTCTTCATAAACCGCATTCATTTCCGGAGAACCGATATAGACTTTCTGTTCTGTGGAATCTTCCTCAATCCGGTATTCATAAGAACCTTTTGTATAACTTGTATCTGTACGAGAATTATCTATAGTTTCGGATTTGATTTCCAAGCCTGCCTCATGCAGAAATTTCCTCATACTCTTTTTCAGAGCTGCCTTGACTGCCGGACTGTTATCACGCAGAGCCATTCTGACCACCCACATATTTGAGATAGATTTCGAGCTGATAATTCAGATGCATGGGATTATCAATCAGCTGAATATCATAAATTTCGCCGTTTATCAGCATTCTGGATTCTTCCGCCTTGACATCAAGTTTCTGATAATCGCAAATAAAAATATGCGTGGATTCCTCGATTTTTGCGTTAAAATGCGCATATCCGGCACTGCCGCCCGATGCGCCTGATGATAAATCCAAAAATCCGGTCAGTGCGTGCTTATCCGTCCAGACCGGAATGCTTTCCCCGATTGCATTTCTGACCGCTGTTTTCGTCTGGATAGTTCCGGTCAGATTTCCGCCGATTTGTCAGTGCTTCATAGAATTCGTCAGCATTGGCTTTCAGCAGAGCCGACGTGCTGACATCAATCGCAGTGCCCGTGCCGTATTCTGTAGATGTTCCGGCAAGCATTTTATCAAGACCGTCAAATTCTTCTGTGTGGGTCGTAGCATCGCCGTTAATCAGCGTATAGTGAAACAGGCTGATTGCGGCAAGAATTTTCTCCTGCATCTGGAAAGACATTGTGTTATATCTGCCCTCAGCAGATTTCAGCACTCTGTCCATCTGGAACGCTCCGCCGAAAATTTTCAGGTCAGCGGATTTCTTCTGCAAAGTGGCTTCATTGGCGGTATATTCGCTGTTGATGGTTCGGAAACTTGCAACGGACGGCAGAAGTTTCTGCAAATAGCTGTAAGTCAGAGTAGAACCGCCGGACGGACTGACACAGTTATCGAACGGCAGAAGCTGTAACACTTCGGATTCTCTCAGGAAAATATCAACGACTTTTTCAGCAATTTTGTCGTTCATGCCGACTTTCATTTCAGCGAGTGTCATTGGCATAATAAATCATCCTTTCTTAATTTTCGGATTCATAAAAATCATGGAGTGCATCGGCAAGGGTAGCCGGTTCGGGTGTGGCTTCTTTATCGCCGTCCGGAAGCTTATGCTCCTCAACTTTCTTCGTGCCGGAACTGCCCTCGAACTGATTCGGGAACTGTGTCTGCAAACTTTGCAGGAGAGCATCCCAGTCCTTGACTTTGCCGTTTTCATCGAGTTCGAGTGTCTTGTTATCGGCTTTCATTTTTTCGTTCAGCTTGAAAGAAAGATAATCGGTATCGACTGCTTTCGCTTCCATCAGACCGAAACGGACGGCAGAAGTGGCTTTTTCGCTGGCAAGCTGATTCTGTAAATCCTGAATCTGCTGATTGAGTGCATTGACATCCACACCCTCAAAGCCCGTGAGTTTTTCGTTGGCGGCATCGAGGTCGGTTTTGTACTGGTCCCGTTCGGTGTTTGCACTGCTGATTTCAGAGTTGTGCAGATCCAGAATCTGACTCACCTGTTCCTCTGTTGCACCCTCGAAAATCTTCGTAATATCTGATTTTTTCATGATAAATTCCTCCTTTCAGATATGTAAAAATCCGGACGATATGCCCGGATAATCTATAGAAACACTCTTGCAAGAATGGAGTTTTCAGAACGGCAGAGAAACATAGACTTCGCATTCCCAGTCGTCTGCGAGAATATCATCAGCCGTTGGAATCCATGTACTGTATGACTGGTCTCCTCTATGATATTCGTAAATTTTTCCTGTTTCTTTGTTCAGATGCAGGCTCATTCTGTAATCCCAGTGAGGTCGGTAAACCTCATAGCCTTTCATCATCTTCCTGACGGCTTTCTTGAATTTCACGTGCTTCACTTCCTTCCTGAGTTTCATCGATAAAAAGTGTCCGGTAGATGCTGTCCATCACGCTGGCGGCAGAAATCACATTGTCCGGTGTGACTTCAATATCATCAACGTGGATTTCATCCAGCTCATAGAATTTTTCAATCAGCGTTTTCCGCATTTCTTCCTGTTCGTTCATAAGTCGCTTTTTTCTCCTTAAAATCATACAGCACTGCGCCGTCTGTAATTGATAAAAGCGTATTGGAATGATTCATATCATTCAGTAACATCAAAGTCACATGAACATCGGGATGCAGAACATCGACAGCTTTTTTCAAGTCAGTGCAGTAGCTTTTTAATGTACTTACGATTCTGTTCCATTTCTTCCGTGTCGTTTTCATCGTACCGGCGGCAATTCCTCTCATCCAGATTCGGATTTGATAATTCTTTGCATTTGGATGAAAACTGACAGCAACATTTTCTGTTATCTGTTCTTTCACTGTCTTTTCCAGAATTTTGCAAATAGCAGAATCAGTCATATGTTTCACTCCTTCCGGATATTCAGCAGTGTTTCAGCTTGCAGTTTTCGCAGTCGCCTGTGCATCTCCTGCTGTAGCGGTCACGGTGCGCCCACTGGATGCGGGCTAATTCCCATGCATACTGAAAACGGTTTTTTTCAAGAAACTTTGCATCTTCTGCGGATTGCTCCACAAGATGTTGGATTCTTTCCGGTGTCCAGAATGCCTTAAAAAATGGATAATCAGTCCAGTACATCAGAAAATATCGGATAAATTTCATTGTGATTCACTCCTTATCATCATGACTTCGCTCACAACATGAAAGAATTGTCAGCACCCAGACAAGAATAATCACCCATTTTGGGAGCGGTGTCATTGCATTCAAAATGTATAACAAAAGAATTGTTGCAATCATAAAAATCTCCTTCCGGGCATGAGAAAACCGCCTTGACTTCTCAAAGCGGTTAATCAATATTCAATCGAAAATATATGTTATTCAGATGGTGCATAGGTTGTCAGCGAGCCACAATAAGAACAGTAAATATCATCATCCTTGAATATACGATGACTACACCATTTCGTTTTATTAGCAGAACACTTATTTTCTTCTTTTTCAAGCTCTGTTCCGCACTTTGTGCAGTAATTTTCAAGCTCACTGTATTTTTCCCTACACTTAGGGCATTTTTTGTTTATCATGCTGTTCACTCCTTTTTACTTTTCAATATTTCCGTAATCATTATCATCATATGGGTCAGAAACATATGCTTTCAGAAGCCGTAATGCTATGGTTGCTTTTTCACGGTAGGGGTCTGATTTCGCATCATATGTTGTTAAGATGGGGTCGCTTTCATCATAAGGTTCATGTTCTTTCAGATATGCTCTCCATTCGTCAATATTAGCCCTCGTGATAATAGGTAAATCCATAGTTGTCAGCCTCCTTTAATACCTGTTCATTGAAATCGGGCGCATCAGAAATAGCAAAAGTCTTCATTTGAAACTGCATCCAGTTGAAATCTTCATTTTTTCTCAATGCATACCATTTTCCATTGTTGCCGATAACGTACATTGCCTTTGCATTTTCGTCAACAATAAATCTGCTGATGTCTCCACCTGAAAATGTTTCCCCGCTGGGATGATTGTGAATTGTAACTGCCGGAACTTCGCATTTCCCTAAATCCACAGTATGGTCGCTTTCGTCACCTATCATGGTTCTTATATTTTCAGGGTTCAAATCAAGAGGGATATGCTTTCCAATTTCAGTCCCCGGAGCGTGTTTCTGTGCTTCACGCAGAAGTTCCTTTGTCTGTTCCAGTATCAATTGATTGACAGCATCATTTTCAAAAACATTCAGCTTTTGGAGATTGTTAATCATATCATTTGTGATTTCAATTTCATTTTCGTTGCTGTCTCTTGATATTATTGTACCATTTCCGCCGGAATTTGTCAAGAGATTTCCGGGATTTTCTGTAATTTCCAGATACTTGGATTTGAATTCTTCAAAATCAGAAGTTTCAGCGAGTGCCTTTGCTTCGGGCGTGTTCCGGAGCTGTTGCAGTTCCGCTTCTGACAATGCCCAGCGTGCTCTTTGAAGCAGGGCGCATCGGCAGTGAATATCTTCTTCCGGAATGCCGAACGCACCCGGATAGAGGGCTTTTTTGCCGTCAATCTCGAACGGCTGACCGACTTCACGGAGCTGTTTGTGGAGTCTGCGGTGTGTATCTCTGGTTCGGCTGTCCATTGTGGAATCCCATTGATTGACAACATCCGCACCGGACTGTTTCGCAGAGTTGCAGGCATCATACTGAGCGTTGCACTGCACTCTGTGACCCTCAGTCCGTGCGATTCTCATAGCATTGTATGCGCTGATATTCGCCTGTCCTGAAATCCGGGCGGCGGTATCGTGCCATGTCGAACCGGACACAATCCCCCGTGTGACTTCGGCAGCTATCGAAACTCTCAGGCGGTCAATGTCCGTGCCGAGTCTGGTATACATCGGCACGCTGATTTTGCTGTTAATCGTAATCGCCCTGACAGCGTTTTCCTGATTTATCGGTGTGATAATCGGAATGCCCTGCCGGTGAATATCATACATCGCACCGAGCCAGCCATTTTCATAGCTGTGTTCCAGATATTCAGAGATTGTCTGATAATTCTGATTTTTCAGATTGTCCAGAATGTTATAAATCTGGTCTTGCAATGCCTGCTGATAGCGATACTGATAAATTGCCGCTGTATCGTTTGGGTTCGCCTGAATCCTTGCAAAATACGCTGACATTTTATCCTGCACGTCCCGGAGCGTTCCGGCATATGCCATTTTCAGAATCTGCAAAACTTGCTGTTCATCTTGTAATAATGACTGCTGGACTTCCTTTTCCCATTTATTCACTTGTCTGCACCTCGTTTAAAGCCGTCTGCGCCGTCTGTAGGGCTTCTTCCGGATTATCGGGGAAACTATCCTTGATTTCGTCATAGTCCCAATCCAGAAGCTCACAGAGGGCTTTCCGGAGCTGTTCAGTCGGTGCTTGTGTCATGAGATTCAGCAGAGTATTGACTTTCGTCTGTTGTGCCTGCGCTTCGGTCAGTTCGATTTGAGCGTTGTCAGATGCGTTTGTCAGCGTTTCTCTTGTGAACTTGAAATACACATCTTCGGACTGGTACGCCGTGCCGTTCTGCTGATTGATTTCATCGAGAACGACTTGCAGAATCTTCCGGAGAAACTGCTTTAATCTGGTTTCGAGCTTGTTGCATTTCAAATCAAGCAGGACATATCTTGACTTGATGACAATATTCGTGATATTGCCGTCACCTAACTGCGCCGAGTTGAATCCCATTCCGAAACGATAGATATTCTTTTCGTCAAGTTCGAGTTTGGCTTTTCGGGCTTCGGTCGGGATATTGATTGTCCGGATATCGACATCGCCGTTTTCATCCACACCGACAAGCTTTTTTGTTTTCAGATTATGCTGTAATTCGTCCATAGATGCGCCTTCATAGCCCTTGACGACATAGATACCTTCGGTCAAATCCTGCAAATTATTTGATAATCCACAAGCCATAAGGTCATAATCATCAATCAGGGCTTTCACGGGTTTCAGACCGGAAATGCGTTTCTTGTTATTGTCGAGCCGGAAGAACGGCATGAAGCCTAATCCCTCGAAATAGGTGGTATCGTCATTTTCTTTCCTGTAGATGACGTTCGGACGGGGATTCGGCTTTCTGGATTTGTCCAGTTCCGGAAGTCCGTCCGCTGTCTGCGTGAAACAGGTGATTGACGTATCGTCAAAGACCTCGATTCTGTAAATCATATCGCCCTTGATGTTGATTCGCTCCGGATAGCGGTAGAGATAATAATCTTTTCCGTCAGAAGTGAATCTGCCGTCCGCCTCGACGACATTCAGACTGTCAGCACACTGGAATGATAATTTATCTTTGCTGTTCCGGTAAGCGTACAGATACGCCCAGCCCTTGACAACAGCATCCGTCAGAGTGTCAGCCAGTTCGGAAAGAAAATCATCATTGTCATTGAAATAATTATCAAGTTCGGCTTGCAGTTCCGGAATATCAGAAAATAAAAAGCCGTCCTTGCCGGACATCAGATACTGTACTTCTTGGTCGACAAGTTCCGTAAAGAAACAGTGCGGAATCTTGATGTTAGAACATGCCTTGTCTTCCTGCAAATTGCCCTCGTCGTCATAATAGAAAATTCTGTATTTCCGGATGTCGTGTTCTCCGTCGTAATATCTCTGACCCTCACGGGCATGACGTTTCTGTTTTGAAGTTTTATCATTATCAAGCAGTGATTTGATTTCTTGCGGAGTCAGCATAGTTTCACCTCTTCACCTCAGATTAGCCATTTTTTCTTTCTGATATATTCTTCAAGTGCGTAGCGCATGGCATCCATCAGATGATTGAAGTCGTCGATGGGCGTGTTAATGTGATTGCCGAAACGGTCAGTATCCCATGTGTAGCAGCTGATTTCTGTAATAAAATTCACGCATCGGGGATGTATGATAATCTCTAAATCCTGAATCCACTGAATCCCTGTCCGGATGCTGTCTGCGCCCTTGACAGATGCACGAATTCTGCGAAGCCCCAGAGATTTCAATTCGTCAATGGATTTCGGCTCTGCGCTGTCTGCCGTGATACGCTCTTTCTGATAGCCCATATCAGCAATTTTCTGATAAATCGCCTGATTGCTCATACCGTGCTGATAGAATTCATCCCAGACATACAGCCGATGATTTTTCAAATCCAGATAGCCCACAAAGAACGCTGTCGGGTCGTTGGTGTAACCGAAATCCAGACCGAACACGGACGGCAGATTTCTGACATCATCAAGCGTGAAATTTTCATCACGGAAATTTTCATAGACAAGTCCCTCAGTCACACCCCAGTCGCCTAAACCAGCGACCTGATAACGCCGGGGATTTCGTTCTTTCATTTTCTCAAATAATTTCAAATCACTCATATCCAGCCATTCATTGCAGAGATAATTTGTCGTCAAAGCAAGCGTATCATCAGAGGGATTATCGAAAAATCTGGATTTCAGCCAGTGCCGTTCATTCCATGGATTGAATGTTATGGTCCATTGCTTAAACAGATTTTCCGGCACTTCTCCTCTGATAGATTCGTCAAGCGTATCGAAATCAGATTCTTTCATGACTTCATAGGCTTCTTCGAGCCATGCCCAGCAGAGACAACCGACTTCTACCGTGATAGAGGTCACTTTCAGAGGGTCGTCCAAACCACGGAAATATATCTTCTGTCCGGTCGGTCTGTAGGTCATTTCAAGCGGACTTTCCTTGATGTCCCACCATGAAGAAACACCCAACCGATGAATCGCCCATTTCAGTTCTGTAAAGCAACTGTCTTTCAGCGTTCGGTAAGTCTTCCGGATAACAAGTAAGTTTGCCTGTTGGTATTTCATCAGATTGACGATGAACCAGAGCACAGTTGTCTTTGATTTCTTGGATGCTCTCGAACCCTTGACAACTCTGTATCTGCCCTTGAACTTCCAGAACGTGCCGTAACCTCTGCCGACAACTTCCGGAAGGCTGACGTTAATCTTCGAGCTGTTCTTCACCAGAAATCACCACCGGAACTGCTCCGCTGATATTGTTATCCTGTTTTGTTGTGTAGCCGTGACGGCTCATCCACAGACCTGCAAGCTGAGTCGGAATCTGCCCTGTCTCGAATTTTTCTCTTGCATCGACTTCACATTCTTCTTTCATCTTAGTAACCATGTCAACAAACTTTGGATTGTCGGCATAATATTCATGAAATGCCTGTCTTGAAATGCCGATAAATACGCAGAATCCCTCGATTGTGTAAGTCACTTTTCTTTTTAGTTCGGCACTGACAAACTGACTGCTTTTCTGACTGAATTCATGGGTCAGAACCAGTTTGTTATCACAATATGCCTTGTAATCTTCCCATGCAGTTTCCAGAGCCTTCACAGAACTGATTTTTCTCGGTCTGCCCATTTCATCACCTTCTTATCAGTATGTAAAAAGCACCGGACGAACGTCCGATGCTTTTATTGGAGGTTTATGCCAGGTATGAACAAATTCCCATAGCTCTATACTACTATTATATCACATTTGATAGTCGCTTTCAATCGCCAGTTTGTCCAGTGCGGTTTTATGTTTTTTGAAGACGGTCGCTCTGTGATAGTTCATTTTCTC